TTGCTACAATACGCTGATTACTGCTTCTTTGGAACACGTTGGGCAGACAATGTATTTAGTGATGTTGTAGTCACCGCCATAGTCCGTCCAACGATTCTCAAGCACATCGACCGGAACATACTCAAGTGTTGAGCCGCAATGTTTGCACACAATCTGTTTCACAACAGATTGGTGCGGTACAGTTGAAATCACTTTGATCACTTTGTTTCCTTTACATCATTGAGTTAGCACGAACTTCGTCAAAGGTCTGGGTGAATTTTACTTCACCATCTTCGAAGTAAGTGTACATTGCATCTTTCCAATCGAAGCCTTTGTCAGTCCAATTTGCAGGACGATTAACGGCAGTTTGATATTCAGTACCTTGAGGAGCACCATTTGTCCAGAGTTGTACACGACCTTTCTTAGAAGCCTTGTTAGAAGCAGTAATTGGATCTTTAAAGACGTTGCGCCATACTAAACGAGACTCAGTGTCTGGGCGTCCCATAAATTCGACATCCACATCTTCACGGATACCAACCGCAGAAGCCTTCATAGCAAACTCTTGGGTATCACGGTTGCATTGTTGGAGCAATCCACCACCCATGCCAAACGCTATGTTATCAGCAGACCAACCGCAGATATCAACGACAGTCCGAAGGATACTAGAAAGAGACATAGAATCAATGCCATCGCCCCAGATAACACGAACATTATTGAGTACTTTATAGCCTTTGGTATTTTTAACGAATCCAAACTTTTCACCAAGGATTTTGAACATTCTCGGTAATACGTCAACAGGATCACCAGAATCAGGGCGGATGACAACAGTTGCACCAGAGTTAATAACATCATCTTTTAGTTCCGTTCCCCACATTTCGCAGGCTTTGTAAATATCATACGAGTCAGACACTACAGCAAGAATCTTTCCTTCTCCACCGAACTGCTTGACCATGTTGCGGTAAGCATCTACTTCGTTTGCACGACCCCAACTTGTGATGGTGCTGTGTTCTGCGGCTGGGATTGAGTAGCCACATACGTCACCCCCGTAAGTGTCAATGACGTGCAAGACGCCAGACATAGTGTCAGTACCACGAAAGTTAACCAAATGGGCGGCTCCACCAAGGCGGGCACTTTCTTCAGAAGATACTCCGCGAGCACCAAAATCATGAAGCTTAAAATCAATAAGAGTAGGGTCACCAGATTTCTCCAAGTAGTTTAGAATTTCTTGCTTTATGTGCCAAGAGGTAGTTCCGACAGTCGTAGGATACCAAATTGCTCTGAGGGCTGCAGTTTCAACCCAAGTTGTAAGCCAGAAACAGTTGGGGTCCGTGTTTTCAATTGTACATAGGACATTTCTTGTTGGGATGATAAGTCCCTCTTTGGCTGCTCGGATCCGTAGAGGAAGTTTTCCACCGTGGACATCGAGAATGTACTGCCATCCTGCCAAGTTGAAGGGCTCCCCGTGTAAGGTCCAAACACGATTGGCGTAGTCGATTTGCTCTTGAGTAATAGGCTGAGCCAAATACTTTGCAAGTGCTTGGACTCCGAGGAATTCTGTTCGGTCATATTTGCCTCCGCGTGATTCGATGTAAGAGTAGACGTACTCGGTGCCAGGCGGGTATTGTTTCCACATGCTGACCTTGTATGAATCCGTATCAGTGATGATTGATTGAAGTTTGTTTGTCATGGTAAGCTCCTTATAATGACAGGGTTAAGAAATCATTGGGTTGAGATGTGCAGCAATTGGCATCACCCCTAACATAGAAGAAATAATCGCAAGGTGGTCGTCAAACAATTTCATGTTCGACATCACTTCGCGAATTGGGTACCATCCGCAATCCATTGCATCGTCAGCACCGTTTGCGCGAGGAAGACTTCCATCTGCATTTGCATCGATCCTAAAGTGGACACATAGGGTAACACGAGGGATACCATTGCCACGGGTCGGATCATCGAAGAGTTGTTTGTTCACGATCGAACCACGAAGCACTTTTTCCGGTACACGAATGTTAGTCTCTTCTTTCAGTTCACGAACTGCGCATTCAAGGAATGTTTCATTTCGATTTTTGAATCCGCCAGGCAGAGCCCATGTACCATGACCTGGAGCACGCGCTCTTTGAATCAGTAGTACATGACCTGAACATTCCACTAATGCATCTGCACAGTTGAAAGAAATGGTTTCAGGGAATGGGTAATTTTCAAATAGTTTCTTTTCTTTTTGGAAGTACTTCCAATCTTCTACGACCTCACGTTCAAATCCAGAATTACCAGACTCAAAACGTTTTCTACGAATGTCAGTTGAACAGACTTCGTACGGTGTCATAATGTTAACAAACTTGTACTGGGGAAACCAATCCAAATAATCATTACCTTCTTTGGCGAACCCAAAGAGGGTGGGCGGGTTCATATCACGCCGTGTAAAATCCATGACGATGTTTGTTACATCAGAAATCCACTGCGTATTGGAATATTTGTAATCATTGATCGGGACAATCGAGACATCCTTGATGGATTCATGATCTAAAAATAGTTCAATCTCAGCTTTCCGTTCAAGGAATGTGAACGGGTTCTTGATCGAACGTGCAGCATTTGCTGAACCGACAATGATCACGAGATGAGAGCATTTTGATTTTGCTTGACGGATAAGTTCGCGATGACCCATATGTAATGGTTGGAACCTACCGATGAGGATACCGGTTGTTGATTGCATTATAAACTCCTTATGTTGCATATCTATTTATTGAATATCTATCTATTGCTTGGATTTCTTCCCAAGCTTAAAACAGATGGTGCCGACTATCCAAACGATAGTGATGAAGCCGACACCCAACAGTATTTCTACTACAATCATTTTGCAATCTTAGGCAGTGGATACGGCACGCGATTCAATGGAGCGCAAACACCGTCTTCGGATGCGAATGGTTTCGTTTTGAAATCTTTATCTTCCAAGCAGCCAGTATTACTGGACACTGTAGAGCACTTAACCTTGGTGATTGCTGTCTTGTCTGGGTTTACAAATTCCATCGTAGCCCAACCGTCACCTTGAGGGCAAGAATTAGTCTGTGACGAATCACCGCGTCCAACCAAATCCCACCCCTTGTACATGATATTAGATTGGCGATACATCTGCGCATTAAACATGGCATTTTCGCGAGCTGTTCCTTTGGCTTCTTCCAAAGATGCGAATGACACTTCCTGTGCTTCCTTCTGGCCACAAGCAGTAAGCATAGTTGAAGCAGTAACAAGAGATACGATTACGAGTTTTTTCATTTTCAAATTTTCCTTAAAGAGGTTTATTAAGAATTTATTATATCATGAGTTCCTGACGAAGTAAACTTAGGTGCTTATCCGTGAACCTGTTGCTGGAGCAAGACTGATACCTGAAGTCTGTTCAAGATACTGACGTTCAACACGATCTGCTGGCTCAAACTCAGCAACAATTTGAGATACTGGGATTTTGATGCGTTCGATTGTGGGATTCGAAAGTGTCCATGGCACAAATGCTAGACCAAGGTTACCATTACCCATAGGTTGAAATTGGAGAATGTGCGGACGACGAAGCACGTATGCAATAATCGGGCCATCGCAATTCATATCCTTTGTGACTTCGCCGATTACCTCGGCAACAATCTCATCACCACCAACCAGTTTAAAACTTTTAACTTCTGACATTTTAATTTTCCCTTATAGTATCAATATTGATTATCCGACCTTTAACATGTAAGTCGGGCCATTCGAAATTCTCATTCATTACATCGTCATCCAGCAGCATAACTTCAGTTTCCTGCATCCACATCAACCAATTGTTCTTAAACAATTCCTGACATGATAACCTAAATGCATCATGCTTTCCCCAAAAGTCTCTGATGTCCATGAAGTCAACGGTCTTGTGAGATAGCCATTTGGCATTACAACACTTATCAATGATTTCATTTTCAACCGTTGGCACTGCAGAAATAGTACACCCAAGTGCTTTTTCTACCATTGCTTTAGTACCTGACTGTACAAATTCATCCCGCTCTCTGTCATTGTGAATTGCAAAAGAGAAAATGTTAACTACATCGGGCTGAAATTCTTCAATAACTCTTTTAATCTTTTCAACATTCATCAGCTCAGTATTCCACCACCCATTTAAAACAGGTGCGATTACGGTATCCTCTAAATCCAAGAACAAATGTTTGCGAGTAATCATAAAATGATTATAACAAGAAGAGAAATAAAGTAAACTTAAGGGAGATATTTAGAAAACTTACGAACTAAAACATGAGCAGGAGTATCAGGCTCAGAGTTGTATTGCTTTTGTTTTCTTGGATGCTTAACCACTTTGGTGTATTTAGGTTTCTCTTGTTCAAATGAGCAAGCGACCATGGGTAGAACTAAGCCTACTGAAAAAGCCAGTAACAGAACGCTAGCTAAGCGTGATGGTGAAATTGATATGGTTTTGTTCATGACACCGCAACATATATGAGAGGTGCATTGTATTTATTAGAACCCGTTAATCTGTTGGGTCTTTAGGCTTTCTTGTTCTTTTTGCTTTCAACTTTGGTTTAGGCTGATCGAGTTTCATATCTATGAGATATCCCCTGGTATCAGGAATCATTCCTCTTTCCATTAAGATGTCAACGTGCTCTTGAAGAAATGTAAACTGTTTGAGTGGGATAAAAACTCCCATTCTTTCTTTTGCAAACTTACAGACTAACGGCATATCCACATCCCCAAACTGGTCAGAGTAAGTATAGAATAATAACAGTAAGTCCAACTCAAGTTGCGATATTTCGCTCATATCCATTTTACAATCCTTTGCGAAATTAAAGGTGAGGAATGATTCTGTTGCCAAGTTCATTCCTCAAAACTCCGAAAGCCACCTTAGGCAGCGATCATGAAAAGTTCGTCGTTAGCGTTTACTTTAATTTGCTTGATTTACAGTCATCGCCTACTGGGTTGCGTTCTTCACTTTCTAACTCCGTCGAAACCTGTCAGCCCCATCAAAAGCAGTCCTTACTTAGCATTTTCAGTTCAAGGCTTGCAGGAACCGCCTTATAGACTATCTAAGTTTCACAGAGTCCACGATGGGACCGCTTTTGGTGGAGCTGGGGGTATTGAAACCCCGTCCGAAATTCATCCACTCCAACCGAATTACAACCATCGCTACAGAAAAGCTGTAGCACCTTTATCCAAAACACTTACTTCAGGTTAGAGCTTCAACGAATTAACTACGTATGTTGCCTTTATCCGTAAGTGTTCATATCCAAATAGCTATACCTGTTTTCTTATCATATGAAAATCCACGGCAATCACCATACGATTTTTTCCAAGGAGCAAGCTTTAAAGCTTCTTCTTTAGATAATCCTTTAGCAAGTTGAATTTCATTCTTCTTGTTCAGATCTTCATACAATTCTTTTAACTTCATATAGCTCCAAAATAAAATGCTATGTAATGGATTGCACCATCTTCTAGCTGTTCCTTAAGCCTCTCACGAGGTATTTACAGACTATAGCAATCAAATCTATTTATTCAATAACTTCCAAAGCCATAGATTTCATTCCAAGACCAAGCTTAGTAAATTCAGATATGTCAACAGTGATGGTGGTTAACCCAAAGTCGACTAATTTGTTAATCAGCTCATAGGTAATTCCCTTAGGGATAATTATCTTATTCTTACTAACAATGGAACTACAGCTTAGAGCTAGTGCATCTTCTTCTGATACTTTTATTGAATGAGGATACCATGTTTCAATAGTGTAACAAGAATGATCACTGAATGCACCAGGATACCACATAACAGAATCTTTATTCAGTGGGCAAAATGCATGGTTGAGTGATTTGAATTTAGGATCGACAAGTTCTAAACCTCTTACTATTGAGGGTGAATCCTCGAAGATTTTGTCGAGTTCGGATTTGAAGTGAAGTGAGCTGCCCCCGATACCATACCAAACATTTGCTCGGTTAATACTGAAAACCACATCCCCTGAAGTAAATCTATGGTGAAGATCCGATTTCTTTATTTCATATCCATGATCTTCAAACCATTTGGTAACATACTCAACCCCGAATCCTTTATTGTTGTTTGGAATAAACGTGTTGTCACAGATTACCCCAGGGTCCTGTCCTGAAAATAAAGAAAGAACTGGTGATGTCGGAACAACTACTACATCATGACCAATCTTAATCAAAGCATTTCTCAAATTAGACCATTGCTGGGCGGCAAGATGAATGTCAACCGTATCATTGTTTGACGGGTTTGCGATCGAAAGCATTACATACTGGGTCATTTAAATCTCCTCATTTTATGAAGATATTTAATGAATTTTCAATCAAAATTTATAAATACTGTATGCGTTTCAACACAGGATATAACATATGAAGATGTCATTTAAACAATTTTCTGTAATCATTGATTTACCAGAAGATCAGTTAACTGAAGAAAAACTTGATGAAATTTTCGGTCTAGATAAGTTTCTTGACGCCGCAAAAAAGATCATGGATCCGAAAAAACGCGAAGCAGAAATTGAACGTTTAGAAAAGGAAAGAATTGCCGCTCACTCAGCAGCATTCACTAAGCGTAAAGAACTTAAAGCCACTCAAGACCAAAAGAAAGCTATCGTAGCTAAACAAGTATCAAAATCTAGTCCTCGTGCATATGACGCAAATCCCGTAGTTGGCGCTAGAGCTTCTGGTATGAAAGCCGCTGAACGAGACTGGGCAAACGAACTATAACGAAAGGGACCTTTCGGTCCCTTTGTTTTATCTGAAAGATTTGTAAAATCTTAATTGAGCTTCAATCCAAATTTGCCACAATTTGATTTGAACCAATTCTAATCGCAACTTAAGTATTTTTACATCTAAGTACAACATCATTTTCTCCTACATCGTTCTTTACTTAGGTTAATTGTATTCTCAACCTGAGTAAAGTAAACTGGTGTTTAGACAGTTTCGACGACTTTTGCTTCAACGATGTTTGCGAGAACCTTGCGAACCGAAGTAGTTGCAGTCTTCTTAACAGCGGCAACTTGAACTTCAACTTGTTGTTTGCGGCCACGAGGCAACTTAGATACGGTGCCACCAACTTCTTTGAGGCGACTACCGATGATTTGATTGAGAGCAATGAGTTGCTTCTTCAGCTGTTTGACCGTGATGCCGGGCTGGGCAGTCTCTGCGACTTCCATCAAACGACCTTCAATCTTGCGGAAGAAATCAGGGTTAACGAAATTGTAATTGCGTGGAACATCGAAACCAGATGCGCCAAGCTCGGTGCCGACTACCAATGAAACACCCTTCCAATAATCTGCATGATCTGCTGGTCGAGCATTCTTCCAAAAACCATGAGACATTTCAGAAAGCATTACCTGTTCGAAAACTGCTTTTTGGACTGGGGTCGCGACTGTAAGAACTTTTGCCATAATGATAAACTCCTAAAATAAAATTAAATAAAAACCGTTGTAAAAATATTATATCACGTTGAAGCGTGATTGTAAACTGGTGAGAGACTGATTCTATCCGATAACAACTACTTTGTGTGCATCGCAATCAATGGTGACATAATCAAAATCAATCTGATTCTTCTCTACCAGATTTAGTTGGGGACCCATGTCTCGAGAATAATTATTGGTTGCGATAATAGCATCATCCCCAAATTCAGCAAGGTGCTCAATCAATTCTCTAACAGTCATGTACATTTTTATCTCCAGTTACTTCTATTAATAGTATTATAGATCAGTCTAAGATCAAAGTAAACTGGGATTAAAGACCTGCAGGAATTGGTCCGCGATTCATTCTCCGAGCCGGTCGGAATGGATCAGAGTAAGTAATCTCGGCATCCATCAGATCAACTGACATCTCCACAATCATTTCTTCTGGGCGAAGTTTAATGTCATATTTGTTTGTGAATATTTTCGCTTGTCTTGGATCATCAACAAAACTGGCAACACCTTTTTGAGTATCAAACCCACCAAAATATTTACCATTTGCACACTTAACAACATACAGCGAAACGGTGGAATTTGAAAGTAGCATTTATTTTTCTCCTTATATTAAAACTTTAAACTTTTTAGATGATATTCGAATGTCAGATAGAGAACAATATTGATTGCTCTTGCTGCTGCTTCTGATACCATATCTGACGGGGTGGTATAAATCGTAGCACCTCTATGAAATCCTGCAATCCATCCAATAGGATTTGCTGACGTGCAGCCTGGCCAAAATAAAGCAATCTTCAAATCCATTTTTCTTTCGATGACAGATAGTGCATTCAAATCACTCGTGTAATCTGTACCAGTTGGGCATTTCAAGAAGATAGGAAGTTTACTATCAATATAGTTGTTGAGTTTATTTCGAACTGCTGCTCTTTGCCAATCAGTTAGAACATCTTCAAAAGTATCCTGAAATATCTCAGCCTCTGTTTTTACCCGAACTAATGTTGTAGGCTTACCAGATTTTTTTCTATCTTTTGAAAACGTGTAGATTTGGGCAGTCATTAGTTATCAGACAGCCCCAAATATTCAGCTGGCTTCTGACGACTTACAATCTTAAGCTCAGGACCATCCAACTTCAGAGTTAGAAACTCTTGAGGAGTACCACCCCATTTTGTGTAATCTCGTCCGCCATCAATGATACAGTTACCATCCTTTGATGTTCTGTAATCCCAACGATAACGAGAGAAAAGAATTTCGTCACCGCTTCGAACAGCAGAAATTTCTACATCAGCAACAGATTGCCCTGTTGTAATGAAAACAGATCCACCTTGCACAACAATAGCAAAGTAATGAGAGTAACCTTCTATTGGGGGTTTTTCTTGCCAATACAATTGACCCGGGGATTCAGACCACCCGCCATTTCGCGTCTTAAGAGCGAAGTCCCCAATGTATTTTGCGTTGTATTTTTCTTCGACCTTCTTGGTATCAATACCAACTTCAGTCTCACCATAATTAATGTATTCTGTCATCATAATCTCCATCTAAAATTCTATTATATCCTATAACTTATCGGGAATTAACTCTTAACCACTCTTTAAAATAATATTTAATCTGTCTAACATTACCCGTTTCGGAAGAAAGGGATAACTCCCCTATTTTCTTTTCAAGGTCCTCTATAACTTTCTTAGTGCGGTAAATTTGAATATCGACAACTTTCATAATATTTGATTAGTTCAAATATTTATTCAAATACCATATCGAATTGAAATTCTGTTGAACGTTCTTCTCAAGAGATATGAGCGGACAATGCTTATCACCGTATAAATAAGAGTTAGCGTAATGTTTTGAGTATGCGAAATATTGAACCCCATCGCTGGGAACATAGTCGCATTCACAACAAACGAAACCATTAAGCCAACCCCAATGTTGGCAAATGTTTCTATGAGAGAACCCCTACGCGTTTGCATCTTCTTTCCTCAGCTCAACGTAGTAATAAACCGTTCCCGCTCTCTCAGCCATATACAGATTGTTGAACCCATAAACTTTGTCACAGGGATATCCGTTGCAGATCAAACTTGTAAAACATCTGCGCATATCAGCTTTTAGGAGTTCAGTTGCTTCGATAGACAACCCCTTGCTTCTTTTAAGCTTCAGTTTTTTAACAGCAGAATTTAATCTACCTTGTGTGAGGAATGCTCGGTCAACAAGCTTACTCATTTCATTGCCCTGAAAATCAAGTCACCAACAAAGATTGTTGACATCCAACCAATAAGGCCAACAATCATTGCCTCGTATGCCTTATTGCTCAATTTCACCCACGTATCAAACATTGCCATGAACACGATAAATGCAAAGCACCCCAATCCCAAATAGAAATAAGAAGTCATATTTAAATCTCCACGAGTTTGTCATCACGAGAATGTTCATAGGTGCAGAACCGAAGTGATGCACATTCCTTACCCTTTGAGCGGGATACTTCTTGGTACTTGATAACATGTGTTGCCCTCAACCATCTTGCAGGGAAGTTTTTCATATCATCACGATCAGCATCTGAGAATCCAGAGCCGACATTGAACTCCACACGTTCACCGCTTTCAAGGAATGCAACACAGTTAACACCACCAACAGTGTTAGCCAAACGGCTCTTCGGACGGCCTGGGTAGAAGCCAACGATGCGAGCATCCACATCGAAAAACCGTTTCACCTTGGTCCAAGCAAAGGTCCGACCCCACTGATACGTAGCGTTCCAATCCTTCAAGATCAGACCTTCGATTTTGCGAGCAGCATTTTCTGGCTTGTCGATTGCTTCATTGCAATAGTTCATCATGTCTTGATAGTCGGTAACTTCACGACCTTCTGAAAGAATGATTTTCTTGCAACCAGAAAGATTGATTCGACGAGCAAGATTCAAACGGTTGGTTTTCATCGTGATGTCGGTCTTCTGAGCAATCCAATCGGTCAAAGGCATCATGAAGAAAGCACGGAAGCGGAGGTTAGCTTTCGCTTCGTCATTGCCAGCTTTCTTAGCATTGACAGTATCAGTGAAGCCCAAATCGCTGCAGCGTTCACCATCGAGAATGTAATCGTAACCTTCAGCTGCACGAATGTTCATCAAGTCTTCATCGAAGAGACCCTTAACGTGTTCAGCTTCTTTACCAGAACGAGAGTAGTAAGTAACCCCGTCCTTCTTAACGATAGCGATGGTGCGTTCACCATCATACTTGAAGTCTGCTTGGCAGGGGAATGTGACATACTTTTCGAAGTCTTCTGTATCATTACACTTGTCAGCAAGCATAACTTCGAAAGAAGGGATAGGCATTGTTGGCCAAACCTTGTTGAAGGTGTCAGCAGAAAATCCAGCTTTCAAATCCTTGTCAAGGACTCGAACGATGTAATCTTGTTCTTCAAGGCTGAAGCCGCGAAGCACTCCAGTAACTGCATTTCGAGCAGCATCACCAGTCAATTCACGAGCAACCAAACGTTCGAGAACACAGAAAAATTCAGTGTACGATTGAGGGGTTGCTTTCTTACCCGATTGGGGCATATCGAACTTGCGCACCCCGTAAACGGCATAGGGATTCAAAGCCGCATTGATGAGGTTCTGAGCTGTGACATCCGCTTTTGCGAGAGCAGCTTGGATAATCTTCTTGGTGCCCGCACCATTGGCTTGTTCACAAGCTTTAATTACTTCAACAAAATTTGACATCATTTTTCCTTAATAAATATCGCCATTTTCAATTCGATCGACCAAGAAAGCTTTATCCTCTTCATTGAGCTTCTTGATCTGGTTGAGCAAACGAGCAACCTTCGATTCAGTAGTCTTGCGTTTTGCACGAGGAGCACGATCAATCGATGTGCAATCGTAACTGTGGGTGACATGAGCTGGTACCCCGAGCAATTCCATTACCTCTTTCCAACCCTTACCATGAGGAGGTAAACGCTTTTTACCTTCCGGTACTTTATTTACTTTGCGGTTAATCAAATGTGCAACCTCGTGCGGCACGGTTTGATTCAGGAAGTGTTCTTCATTCTCCACCATGAGAATCAGGTTGTAGCGAATCAACCATTTTTGGTGGTATGCAAGACCAGCCGTTGTGGATTTCACATTGTACCGAATTTCCGGCATCTCGAACTTGACCTTGTGTTTCTTTTCAGCAATCTTGAAGCACTCTTTGGTCTTGGCTTCGACCTTGGCACGAAGCTCGGGAGAAAGAAGAATGGTAGTTGAGCTCATTTCAATGTTCCTTTACTTATCAAGTCTGTAAACTTCATCGAGAACGCTGGCCAAAAGCCATTGCGGTTCAGAATCGTTTGCACCAAATTTCGAAAGTTCCCGCATTACCGGATGCATTTCGAGTCTAACTTCGAATGCTGTACTTCCCTTTTTGTTGACTGCTTGGCGAAGAGTCGTATTCAACTTGCGAGCAGCACCATTGCAATTCATTGATGCCGTGAACAACTGCCAGTCATCGGCAGTAAACTTCGGGTCAATTTTAACCGTTGGATTCAAGCGTTTCATTTTCGGTCCTTATTTGAAAACTGCGATCGTACCCTTTTGGGTAGCTACGAAAGGAAGAACACCCTTGCTGTTGGTGAGACTATCAACCGTTTCATATTCGATGACATTAGTTACCATCCAAGTTCCCATCTTAGCCAAAGTTTGGTCATGATGGCAAGCATGAGAGTCGCCGACCTTAACCCCGTAATCACCTTGACTTCCAGCAATGAAACCGATCGAACCATTCGGTTTTTCGCAAACCAGAATCGTTCCATGATTCCATTCCTTCATCACTTGTTCCAAAGTAACCTTGTTGGAATTGAACAAGCAAGAAGCTGAAAGAATTGCCCAAGAGTTTGTGGGGTAAGTCATTTTGAACTTTCTATTTAATTTGTTGATAGATGTATTATACCACATAACCTGTGGTATGTACACAGTTTTTACGAATTAAAGTGTAACAGACAAGCAAAGATTTGTAGAAACCGTCCAACGAACTCCATGTTCCATTGGGGTACCATTCGAATGGCATTCGCGACCGACAACAGCAGTTCCAGCCCGGTTGAACTTTTCAATCTTCATGAACTTGATACCACGAGTTTTTGCATTGAAGGAAACAACTTGAGTTGGGTAGAACTTGGTTCCGGCAACTGCAGCAGCAACTTTGCGTTTGTTCTTGATCAAAACACACAAAGCCCGATTCAATTCGAGTTGTTGTTCTGTAGAAAGTTTGGAAGCTGCATCGAGAATCTGAGAGAGGGTCATCGTTTCCATTTTAACTCCGTTAATTTAATCTGCCGATAACTGTATTATACACTATAACCTGTGAAATGTACACAGTTTTTAGCAAATAAAGTGTAACAGTTTCAAAAGAATTGTAACAGGTTACAGTCTGGTTAAATAAGAAATCAATGTAGAAAGGTTATTATGACGAAGAAACGGATCCCAGCCCTAAAATTAGAACTTGTAAATGAGCGTGGAAATCTCATATATCTCTCGCTTTTAGAATATAAAAGAGAACAATATCTCTGCATCATAGATAATATGACCTCCTCGGAAATCGGTGCTTACGTCCTCGATTACGCAGAACAAGAGGATATCCCCCTTCAAGAATTTCTAAGTCTCGTAACAAAATGGTTCTATGGGAAATCCGAATCTCGCCCGTTAAGTGTTGAGATTGCTAACTACGGTTTAACGGAACGATTGACCCCCATTTTCAGAACCTTCGATACTACATACGTTACGCGAATTGTCGGTAATGCATTTGCCTACAATGCAATGCAGAAATCAAAAGTCAGAAGACGAAGAGTAATCCCAATACCCGAAGGCATCGAAATTAAACTTCGTCGAGTAGAAGAAACTCAATAGATACTGTAGAAGTATTTCAACTTCGACAATTTCCAAGCAGTGAATTGATCTTCAAGAACCTTAGTCCGCGTCTGCAATTTAGAGTTAGCAACCGCTTCATCCACCTGGTCGAACAGAGTCTGAAGATAAGTGGTAGCCATATCAAGAGGCATTTCCCCGTTCTTCATCCTACGAAGTATGTCAGCCTTCGGGTTAGGGAATTCAAGGCCCCCATTCCGAGATAGATCAAGCACTTGAGTAGTGATACGAACTGCATGGCTCAAAGCTTTCCAATCCACACCTTCACCATCAAAGCTTGCAACACGTGCTCCATATCCATCGAGCAATCCCTGTAGAGATTTGAGCACTGTGCCAACAGTATTAGTAAGCAAGAATTTCTTCCCAACTACTTCCAATCCGTGAGCAAGCTCTGACCCACGATGAGATGCTTCAAGCTGAACAGGTTTCACATGGGGCATATTGGCAAGTGATACCCGAAGATCGAATGCATCGTTAAGAGTAACCCCCTGCCCCTTATGAAGGGCGAAATCAGCTAGCATTTCAACTGCCTTCTTCAAGGTGGTGTAGCGTTCTGTCTTCAACCCATAAAGCTGAGATTGAGACACCGCATAACCAACCATCTTCTTAACATTGCTGGTCAAAAACTTTTCCTGAAGATCGCGCATCATCATCTTGGTAGGGAGACTAAGTTCACCTTCATGCAATCCCTGGTTAACAGCGAAGACAAGTTCCAAAGCATAGGTCTGTCCATTGAAGAAGTCATCCATGAAAACCTGCAGCGGCAGATATTCTGTTTCAGTTTCTCCAGCCGCCATCTTATCCCCAGCCTTCACTCCAACTGGTTTAACCTTGCGGTTGACAAGAGTCTTGTTCAGAAGCAAATCATCCATGCTCGGTAACACCACGACCTTGTAGTCATAGTCTGATTTTTCTGTATGGGTTCCGTAGAGCCGAGAGCCCGTCAATACCTTAAACAATACTTTTTCATTCATCTTTAACTCCTATTTGACTCCTAACATTGTTCCATTCAAGGAAAAATGACCTTCGTTCCTGAACAGCATTTTCTATTTTCCAATTTGTAATAGACAAAAACTTAATGGCTTCTTCTCTATCTGAGCCGGTACGAAGCATAAACCAATTTATTTTAGTCTCGCGTTCCTTATTCATAGCAATTCCTTATCTAATCTTTTAACTTTTTCTGCAAACATTGCTTGACCTAATGCAATACCTTCGATGTCAGCAAACATTTCGTCTGTTGATTTTACAGAGTATGCAATGTCGGCGCAAGATGACAAACTGAAAGCATTCACTCCAGGGCCAACAGCAAAGGCACATTTCGCCAACAACCTAATCATGTTGTTCAACGTCTTTGATTCTCTGTTTGCTGCACCCATTGAGGATAGAAAGCTCATCATCACTTTACCATTCATTCCATACACCGGCAAGCTTCTTGCAGCCCAAACTGCTTTAGAAAGATTTGCTGTTTCAACTGTTGCTCTTTCCATCGGGGCATTGTTGGCCGAAGCAAGAGCAATGAAAAACATTGTTCTATCTTCTTCTTTAATACCCATAACAGATTCCGCAATGGTGTAAAGTCTATTCAACTTAGTGCTACCAATGTCTGATCCAAACATCTTGTTGAAGAAACTTACATGTTCAAATACACCCATTTGCCAAAGCGCGTAAATAAAACGTGCCGGATGCTGGGTTGACGCAAACATCTTGTCAAATTCTGCCCAATATCTTTCTGTTGAAAGTGCATCCATTTCGCCAGAAGTAACAATCGATTTTGCTAAGTCCAGAGTTTCTTGTGCGATCTGAAAATTATCAAATCGAGCATAGAATCGGGCAAGACGAATAACTCGCAACGGGTCTTCAGCAAAAGCATCAGACACATGGCGCAAAACTTCATCCATTAGGTCAAGCTGACCATCGTACGGGTCGATCAACGCACCAGTTTCAGCATCCATTGCCATCGCATTGATGGTCAAATCCCGTCTAGCAAGGTCTTCTTCAAGCGTAACAGCTGGGTCAAACTCAACTGTGAATGCCGTGTGACCAACACCACTTTTCTTTTCTTTACGAGCAAGAGCATATTCTTCACCAGTTTCAGGGTGAAGATAAACTGGGAAGAAAGCTCCAGTGCACATGAAACCGGCATCCCGCATTTCTTTGTCGGTTGCTCCCACAACAACGAAATCGTTATCATTTGATGGCAAACCCATCAAAAAATCGCGAACTGATCCACCAACAGCAAAAACATTCATCTCATTTTCCTTGCTATCAAAACCATTTCTTTTGAAGAGATCTGGATTGCTCCAGCATCCTTCACTTGTTTAATTTGTTCTTCAGTTATATCGTAATGCGGACACGAACGAGTATTATGAAAGAAATGTTTCTTGATTCCGGTCTCAGCAGCAAACTTATGAAGATCTTCTAAAGAGACATCTGACATCATGTGAGAATAACTTTTACGTCCATTCTCAGACTTCTTCCAAATCGGCAGATCAATGTAGATTGTCATTCTGGATTACGATCTTTCCAATTTTGAACCAAAATTTCTAATTGAGGCAAATCAGCATTTTCAAACTTAGCATCATAATCACTCAAGTCTTCAGCGATTTTCCAAGCATCAATCCACTTGATGTCATAATCGTTATCGATAGCATTATCCAAGGATTCATCAACTTCAGATTGAGAATAGATTTTCATAAACATCTTTCGTTTCGATAGTGTAATTATAACACAACCTGAGACAAATGTAAACAGCTAAAGTGTAACAGTTTTTAGGTCTGAAGATACCTTTTTACTTTTTCTTGCTTCTTAAGTGCGGCAGTTTCTAATGCTTCTGATGTCATTGCGACTTCGAAGATAAGTTCAGACTTCTGAAGCAAGGCAATCATACCAACAACATCACCCAATTCGGCAATGAAGTGATAAAGATTGGTAACTTTTTCAGGGTCAGTAGGATTGTAACTATCTAATCCAAAACGCTTCATCTTAGAAATCGCTTGAATAGTTTCCGCACACTCCTCTTGAAGTATCTCCAGGTACTCAATAGTTCTTGGCTTAAGTTGTTCATATAGTATTCCGCTCATAATATTCCTGCTGAAATTAAATGTAGTTGAAGTACGACCACCAAACTGTAGGCGATCGCGTGAGATTTTTTGAATGAGTATCCGCTTTCATCCTTAGCATAAAGGATTCTTCTAGTAGATTCTTTTTGGGACTGATAAAGTTTCAACAACTGCTTCTTACCCGGTCTAATCAATGCCAAAACATCAGCAAGTTCTTCGACACATTTTGGTTTAACAGCAGTTAGAATATCTCCATGCTTTGCAAGTTGAAACAATTTTACCTGCTCTGATGGGACAAGAAGCAACCCCCAATCTGGTTCTTCTTCAAGCAGTGCATCAATCTCTTCTCTAGTTTCAAAGTGATCATATACCGAAAGATGTAAAAAATCTGTTTTTAAATATCCAAGTTCTTCTGCCTCTTCATAGGGAATTGCAGAGAGTTTTGTTATTTGATCACGAGGAATATTCTGAGGATAGTATCCACAGGGATGCGGGCGAAGTTCTTTATTCTTTACAGTACACGCCCGAGCCCATGAGAATAACTTACCAGGCACAAAGTTAGTAGGACAATCAATGTCGATATCTGCTTGCATTACATTCCCACGTCTGAAATAATTTCTCTAATCGTCTTCAACGCTTCTAAGTTCTTTTGAAACTGTTCAACAAGATAATCAGCATTCACTATAGTGTTAAGAAGTTTTCTTTGTTCTGGTTCTAACTTATTGATGGTCGATACGAACGTCTTTGCATTGAAGATCAGCCAAGGTGATAACCGTTTCTGTCTAACCAAAGAAATCATTCGTTGGTCGCCTAGATGCTCTGCTATTTTAGAGATGTCTGGGTTACCGTCATTATCAACAATGCCTTCCTTCTCTGCAAGTTGCATAAGATACAC